GGCGGTCGGCTTGCCCTTGCCGCCGCCCGCCGCCTTGCCGCCCGCCGCCTTGCCGCCCGCCGCCTTGCCGCCCGCCTTGCCGCCCGCCACCGCTTTGGACGAGGTCGACGAGCCGCTGTCCTTGGCGCCTGCGCCCTTCTTGTGTTTGAAGATAGTCTTGACGACGGAGCTGCTCGCGCGCGCGTACCGCACGCCCTTGACGACGCGCGCCGCGCCGGACTCGATGAGCTCCTTGAGTTCCTTGAGCTCGTCGTCGTCGAGGTCCTGGCGCTCGCTCGGATCGCTGACGAGCGCGCGCACCCAGTCTGGGACGGCGTCCTCGCCGCTGAACTTGACAATCCCGTACGGCATGGACCCGCTGCTGGACATCTCGTTGAAGACAAGCAGCATCACTTGCGTTATTTTGGTTCGGTCTCGCGTCTGCTTGGCGTGCGCCTGTCGGTGGACGAAGTCTGATCCGCGCCCTCCCAAAAAAAAAAAGAGGCGCATGGACGACGCCTTCCTCAACCATTACCTCCGCACCGCGTGCAGCCTCGGCGATGTGGAAGGGGTCGCCAGCGCGCTCCGGGCCGGCGCCAACCCGAACAGGTATCGCGAGGAGATCATGACGCCTCTGACGCGCGCCGTGACGTGCGGGACGAGCGCGCTGCCTATCGTCAAGCGCCTCCTCGCGTCCGGCGCCGAGCTGCACGGCTCCGCATTGCCGCTCTGCTTCTCCATCACAGACCCGGTCCTCTGGGCCTGGCTCAAGGCGCGCGATGACTTCTGCACGCAGTGGCATTTCTTCAGCGAGGTCTCGGAGGCGTCCCTTGTTCGCGCGCTGGCGCGCGGGCGGATCGGCCTGCATCGCCGTCAAAACGCCCATGGGCGGAGCGTGCTCGAGGTCGCGGCACGCGCGCCCGACGCCCCGAACGCGCACCTCGTGCTGCAGGCGGCGGCGCCGTGGAGCCCGGCCACCCACCGGCTCTGGCCTCCGGGCGCCCGTCGTCGCGCGCTCCACCTGCTCCGCGCCGGCTACGCCCTCGCCGCCACGCACGGTCGGGGCGTGCTCGACGTGTGGCTCGCCGTCGTCCTCCCGTACGCCATGGGCAGGCGCCCCGCCCAGGACCAGCTCCTCGTCGCGACGGCGCCCGTCCTCTTCGTCGCGAGGCTGCGCGCGCGCGTCGCCGCCTCTCAGAGGCAGCGCGCGAGCAGCGCGTAGCCGAGGACGCTCGTGCCGATGGTCAGGCTGAACTGCAGGAGCGTCATCGCAGGGCACCCGTAGATGGCGCCGAGGTCGGCGCACAGAAGATAAACGCACGCGACGGCGAGCGGCGCGCACACGTACCGGAGTCCGGTGCGGAGTCGGTGGTTCCGATAGCGGTAGAGCAGGATCGACAGCACGGAGAGCTTGATCACCGCGGAGATCGCCTTCTCCCGCGCTGTGCGGCAGTCGGGCTTGCAGAGCAGGACGCTCGTGCAGAGGAGGATCGGGAAGAGGCAGTGGGACGCGGCCCGCGCGCCGCGCTCGCCGCCGATGCAAATGCAAACCGCGGCCAAGAGGAGCACGTACGTTGAGATCTGGGCCTCGATGCGCATCCCCGCCGCCGCACGTACCCTACACACCAGGCAAAAAAAAAAGGGGAGAGGGTGTGTGTGTGTGTGTTGTGTGTGTCTACTTCTTCTTCTGGCTTAGGGAGAACGGCACCGACAGGTAGAACTGGATGATGTGCACAAGGATCACGCACGCGAAGAGAGCGAGCATGAGGTTCTTCTCGGTCTTCTCGCCGTCCATCTGCAACCTGGCGGCCACACGGAAGCGCATGAGCGCGCAGCCCATCGTGAAGATGGCGGCGAAGAACGAGAGGCCTTGCACCGTCTTCGTGAGCGTGTCGTTGGTGCGCGAGCGCATGAGCATATCGCGCTTCAGCGAAATGTGCACGACGAGACCGAAGGCCGCGATCATGATGGTCCTGTACGCATCGTCAATCTTGTTCATCAGACTTCGTTTTGTTCGGTGGAAGGGATGTTAATCTATCCGGAGCAGAAAAAAAAAAAGGGGTGAGCGGACGGTGTCGATGCTTTTTTTTTTCCTCGGAGTCATCTTGCCTGGAATAGCCATCAGCGCGGTTTTTCGCTTTGCGAAGCACGCCGTTCGGAAGTGGGGCGTCCCCCGCGCGCGGTACACGGTGTGCGTCGGCGTGGGACTCGAGGCGGCGATCATGGCCGAAGTGCTGCGCGGCGTGGACGAGCGCGTCGTACGTGTTTCGGACGCGGAACACGTGTCCGTACAGCGGCCAGGCGAGCAAGCCATCGGCGGCATCCTCCACGCGATCAAGTTCGTGGGGATGCTCAGCGGCCGGTACGCACCCCGAACGCCGCACGACGCGCTCCTCCTCGACGTCGCCCTCGAGCGCGCACTGTGCCTCGTCGGGAGCATGTCGGCGACGGACGCGCCGGACGTGCTCCAGTGGCTCCGCGACGAGGAGAGCAACGGGATCCTGCGCCGTCTCACGACGCCGAACGTCGTCGGCGACGTGTACCGCGCAATCCTCGCGCACAGCGGGTCGTCGACGCCGCTGTGAGCGGGACAGGTGTTTTTTTTTTTTAATTTTTTTACTGAAGCACGCGCCACACCGCCAAAACGAGGGCTGCTAGCGCTGCCGCCGCGGCGGCGGCGCACGTGCTCCCCCTCCTCGACGGCGCGAGCGGCGGCGGCGGCGGCGGCAAGCGCCGCAGCGGCGTCAGAGCCTCCGCTTCGCGTCGCAGCTGCGACAGGGTGTGCGTCGACGTCATTTTTGGCTCGAGGCGGGTCATGTTCCTTTTGATATGCGGAAGAGGGCGATGCGCGTGCGACGCCTGAGCACGTACGGGTCGGCCGTCCAGGCGTTCCGTAAGATGCGGCGATCGTACGCGTGGCCGGTCTGGAGCTTCAGGATCTGCAGCTGCTCGAGCGGGAGCAGCTGCACGACGCGCCGCATCTCGTCGACGCCGACGAGCCGGGTCAGCGCCGCGTGCCGGAGCCACGCCATTTTTTTTTTTTTTTTGGGTCGATTTCAGGGGTCGTCGTCCTCCGACTCGCACGAGCTCCCGCGATCGTCGTCGTCGTCGCTGCTGCTGTCGCTCTCGTCCTCCGAGGACGTGTCGGTGAAGTCGGAGTACGACGACGACCCGACGTCGCTCTCTATCGCCTGCAGCTGCTCGATCGAGGTCTCGAGCGACGCGACGCGCGTTTGGAGCGCGTCTCTCAGGGCCGTGCCGTCGCTGCCGAGCGGCTTGCCCGCGAGAAGATTCGTCCAACAGTCGCCGTAGACGGCGGCCAGGTTCCCCGGCTTCGCGCCCGCGTCGACGTCGTCGAGGACGAAGCCGAGGCGCGCCGCGCGCCGCTCGACGGCCTTTCGGCGCGCGGGGTCGGAGATGTTGCTCGGTCTGTGGGCAGAGACGTGCGAAATGTCCTGCGTGTCCAGGCGCAAAATAAGCAGAGCGTCTTGCGCGAGCGTCAACGCGGCACGCTGCTCTTCAAGCTGAGGGCGCTGCGTGACGAATCGGTGCTCCATCCCCAGAATCTTCTGTTTCTCGCAGTCCTGGGGAAAAATCGTGTGCGTCGCGCTCGACCGCGTTTTTCGCGAAGGCAAGGTGCCCACTTTTTTTTTTCTCCTCGACATACAAAAAAAAACGTGGGGATGGCGAGAGACGAGGAGGAACTCCGAGGTGCGAATGCGGACGACAGCCTGAAGAGGATGCAGACCACGAGTGCTCGGCGCGCGTTTCAGCCGCAGGCACTCCCTCCCAGTCTTCCCCTGCGGGGAGACGATCCGAGTTCCTTCGACCCACAGCCCAGCGGCCCGACCGATCCCGGCGCATCCGTCCCTGTGCAAACGGCGCCCGCCGCGCCCGCCGCGCCCGCCGCGCCCGCCGCCCCCGCCGCGCCCGTCGCGCCCCTCGCGCCCCTCGCGCCCCTCGCGCCCCTCGCGCCCGCGCGCCTCCCCCCCGCGCGCCGCATGGACTCGACCGGGTGGACCGTACGCGGGCTGGCGATCGTGTTTGCGATCGCCGCGATCGCGGCGATCCTCATGGCTTCTAACACAAGACGCAGCGCCACGACACCCACCGCACGGCGCACGGACCTGACCCACGAGCAGCTGAACCGCCTCTTCGGGCACATGCGGCGCAGCTTCTAGTCGTCCTCGGATTCGTCGACGTGGCGGTACGCGATGAGAAACCGGAGGTGCTGCTCCTCGTCCGCCGAGCCCGCGAGGGGATGCGAGAGCAGCATGGCCTCGTCCCGCTTGAGGCGCGCGACGATCATGCGCGCGGACACGCCCTTGACGAACGCCTCGATTTTTTTGAGCTGGAACGCGTGGTCGTACTGGGGCGCCTCGCCGTCCTCAAAGTCGAACTTGTCAAAGTTGGCGTCCTCCGCCGCGCGCACGATCGCGCTCCCGTCCTCGTGGCGGGTGATCTCGTTGCAGAACCACGAGCGCGTCAGGTACGAGCCCTTGCTCGTGAGCTCCATGTAGCAGTACGTCTGCGCCGCGATCTCCTTGAGGTAGAGCGTGATGCGGATGAACTCGGCGCGCGCGCCGTTGGCGCGGTTCACAAAGTCCCGCAGGCAGCACGTGTCGATCTCGAGCAGGTACTCATTGTACACGATGGGCGGCGGCGGCGACGCGTACGGGTCGTCGAAGGTGTCGAGGATGGAGTCCGAGTCGAAGGCCATGTTCTCGGTGTTGTACAGGCCGACGAGCACCTTCGGGATCTCCGGGTAGCACTGCAGGACGAGCGCCCCGCTCGTGGCCGCGGGGCCGCGCATCGTGGACAGCATGTCGCCCGTGTCGAGCACGAAGACCGCCCCGTCGAGGCTTGCCTTGTCGTCGTTGGCCGCCGTGAGCTCGTCGATGAGGAGGCGCGCCGACACGATGCACGTGTGGCTGTGGTCCTCGCCGCGCGCCTCGAGCAGGAAGCGATCGTCGCGCTCCGTGGAGCGCGTGACGCGGAAGAGCGTGTGCGTCACAAAGGGCGAGAAGCACTCGAGCACGCGCCGCAGGGGCGTGACGTCGTGAAACGTGAGCGAGTAGTCGCGACTCGACGTCTTCACGTGCTTCAGGTGGCCGCCGGTCGCGCCCAGCGACCGTCTTTTTTTGGGAGCGTCGTCGTCGCCCATCTCCCCGCACACACACACAGCCCCCCTCCCCGCGCCACTGTTTTTTTTTTGGTCTTTTCAGCCGAAGGGAGGCCGGGGGCAGCAAGCCGCTACGTTCAAGGAAAAAAAAAGAATTCAGTCTGACGCAGGGGGCAGCTGGCGTGTCGCGAGGTAGTTGGCCTCGAGGCGCCACCGCGGATCGAGGTTCGAGAAGTCCACGCCACGACGCTCCTCGGCCAGCGCCACCACCAACGCCGACCCCGTCGCGATGTCATCAGGCCCGTGCGCGATGCCCACCACGCAGTCGTCCCGCAGGACGGCGATCGCCCGCACCTCGTCGTGCCGGACCGCGGCGCAGTACGTGTGCGACGGCGTGGACGCCTCGGGCGCGATGACGTCTGTGAAGGAGTGGGTCTTCAGCTTCTCGACGTGGTGGCGGTGCCAGCATCGGATGATCGTTCGCGCCGCGAGCGGGTCGAGCGGCGTGAGCTCCACGTGGAGCGGGAAGAGGGACGCCGCTGCCATGAAAGACCACATTTCCAAGTTTTTTTTTTTTTAAAAATCAGGCTGCTTAAAAAAAAAATGAAATGCAAGGACTCCAATCTTTGCTTGCGCAAGGAGAACAAACTCGATGTGGCGCTCCGGAACCGGTGAGCAGACGCCAATGGTGGCAGAGCTACGCGATGGCTCCAGGTGCGAAGTATTCTCACTCGCGCAGAAGCCGCACCTCGTCGAGTTGTGCGCGCAGCTTTGCTTCACCGAGTTCGAGGACGCATACCGAGACCTCGGCGTCGAGTCCGCCGCGGCCGCGGCGGAGAACCTTTACGCCTTCTACCTGAACCGTGAAACGGCGCCGCTCGTCCTTGTCGCGCTCGCCGAAGGCAGCGGCGAGTTCCTGGGCACCGTGACACTCGATGAACAGGACATGAGCACCCGCCCACAGCTGACGCCATGGGTGGCCGATCTGCTGGTCGTGCAAGCAGTACGAGGGCGTGGCGTCGCGTCCGTTCTCATGCGCGCGCTAGTGTCTGTCTGCAAGACCATCGGCGTCCGCACGCTGTACCTCTGGACGGAGACGAAGGAGGCCTTCTTTGCGAAGCGTGGGTTTCAGCGACTGGAACCGGAGCGATTGGAATATGCAGGTGTGACAGTGACGCTCATGCACCATGCGCTCGTGGAGCGAGTATCTTCGCTTCCGTTCTCTCCGAGGTCTGCAGACACGCGTCATGCAGCGGTTTCTGCTGAGCCGGGCGTCGCAGCTCCCGTGTGCGGTGGACAAATGTTTTTGAAACGTTGTAGGCGTCGTGAGAGAAAACAGAGTGCATAATACACTAAAGGTACGAGAAAGACCTGAGGTGTTTTAAATTTCTTACCAAAGATGTATATTGTGGACCCTTCAGATGCATCGTCTTGGTTCTCCGATACATGAGTCGTCCCTTCCAAAAAGGCAGTTTTCATTCCCATTCCAAAACCACTGCTGATCGCATGTGCCATTTCAGACATTTTCTCCGAGTGTTCGTCGCTGCCGTGCACCAATCCTAACACGATGGTCCGTCGTTGTTGAAGTAAGTCATGGTTGTCACCGTCGAACGTCCCGGTTCTATCGGGTGGAATGGTGTGGACTTCCCCTGGATGAAAGAAAACGATTTCCCCATCGGGCGGAACAATTGTTTGCGTCTTACCTTCAAAGACCGTCGAAGAAGACTTCTCCATAGGAATGATCACCAAACCTATAAGTTTCTCAAGTCCATATAATTTCGGGTTGAGGAAGTCTTGTCTGTCCGTATGAAAGTTTAACCCTGAGGCTGGTTCTCCCGGCAGTCTAGGACGATTGCGAACGTACCTAAACATATCGCGGTCGAGAACCATGAAACTTATGATGGGCGCAAGACCGTCAGCCGACATCAGTTCGCTCAATTTGTTATTGATTTTGTTCTCAAACTCTCCAAGAGTTTGTGCCAATTTATCTCCACCCAACCTGTCGGTCAGTCTCTCAGTGATTCCGAGTTTCGGTGATACCTGTTCATACCCATGCACCACAATATTTCTACGTTCTGCTCCAGCTATAGGATTGCGTATAGCAAAATCCTGTAACATACTTGGTATAGGGTGGCCAGTAACTTGATCTCCTTTTATTAGGTGTGCACCCGTACTCATTAAAGCAGCTAATGCTGGTCCGCGATATGTGCTCCCAAAAATCAGGCAGTCTCTCATTTCCCTGTTGTTGTTCCTCACCTGTTCTCTCTCTCACGTGAAAAAAAAAACACGTCATTCAGGCTTCGGTACTTGTTTCAACGTATGGCGACCAAGTTTTACCTTTGTCAGACCATTGCAAATAATAAAGTTTTGTAGCACCTTTGAGCACGTCTGGATGAGCAAGTACCATGAGGCCTGTAGCACCTTGAGCTTGGTCTTTTAGTCCTTGTACTACAGTCTCGTCTGGCTCTTCATTATACCAGTCAATGATCTTTAATTGTTCCCATCGCTCATCGCCATCGTCGTATCGTATTTTGTACCATCCAGGGAAATTTTTTTTGTCTAACTCTATGACGGTCCCCTCATGCATTGTTTGTGGCAGTTGCCACCAAATGTAGACCGTTGCATTGATTTCTTGTGGCAGTTCTGGTCGAGACCCGTTCATACCTGGATTGGGTGGCATGTATTCTCTTAATTCTCTTTCTTCACGTTTTTTTCTCTTGGAAACCCCAAACACCACGCAGTCTCTCATTCTTTTTTTTCCCTGTACGCGATATCAAAAAAAAAAAGCTGCGGGCAATCAGTTTTTCCCCTCGCGGCACCACCCCGGCTCTCTCGCGCGCGCGCGCGCGCAGGCCCGTCCAAAAAAAAACGCACCACCCGGAGGATGGACTCCATCACCTTCTGGCTGCTCGACGCCAGCCTGCAGGACACGCTGCCCCGCCTCTTCAAGGACGGCGACCGCGAGCCGCTGATCGAGGACGGCGTCATCCTCGAGGAGGAGGGCGAGCAGCTTGAGCACCCTCCGGACGGGTGCACGGCGCTCCTCTTCGGCCGCACGGCGAGCGGGGAGAGCGTGTGCGTGCGCGTCGAGCGCGTGCGCCCCAAGCTGTACCTCGACGACGACGGCACCCCGCTGTCGGCGCTCCGCGCCGAGATGGAGGCGGAGGCCCTCTCGACGCGCGACGCCGACCAGGCGCTCCAGCTGGAGCGCGTGCGCTTCGCGCGCATGTACGGCTACGACCCGGGGGAGGAGCCGGGCACGCTGAGGGCGCACGACTTCGTCGAGGTGAGCTACCCCAACCTGCGCAGCTGGCGCGCGGCGCGACGGCTCCGCCTCGGCGAGAAGCTGGCCCGCGTCAAAGGCATCGTCGCGACCGAGCGCGCCACGCTCGCGGAGATGCAGGAGCGCTACGATCGGAAGCGCAAGCTCGCGATGCTCTCCGAGCAGGGCGCCGGCGAGGCCGGCGAGGCCGGCGAGGCCGGCGAGCGCCTCTCCGACGCGCTCGCCGCGCAGCGCGAGCGCGTCCAGGCCGTGGAGGAGCGGTACGACGCGATGCGCGAGGACTTTGAGGACGACGACGAGCTGGTGGTCGCGCGCGCCGAGCGCGCCCGCCACGCGCACGAGCTGCAGGTCGAGCCCCTGACGCGCTTCCTGCAGGAGGAGGGCATCTCGTGCGGCCGCTGGATCGTCGTCGACGGCGAGCGCGCCCGCGGGCGCGTGTCGCTCTGCGACCACGAGCTCGTCGTCCCCTCCCGCGCGGGGGCGCTGCGCCCGTCCGAGGAGGCCAGGGGCCCGGCGCCGCACACGGTGCTGTACTGGGACATCGAGAGCGGCGGGCTGGATCCGCACCACGCGCAGATCTTCACGATCGGGATGGTCTTCGCCTTCAAGTTCGACGACGGCGCCTCGCACCGCGTGGAGAAGCACGTCGTGACGCTCGGGACGGTGCAGAGGGAGGGCTGGCTCGAGCCCACGGAGGTCGTGCACGAGTGCGCGACCGAGGACGAGGTGCTCTCGACCTTTGCGCGGCTCGTGCGCCGCAAGGACCCCGACTTTGTGCAGGCCTACAACGGCGTCAACTTCGACAACCACTTCTTCTCCGTGCGCGCCACGACGGGCGGGGCGTTCAAGTACGACGACGTGAGCGACGCGTTCGTCCTCTCGCGCCTCCCGCTCCGGCCCGCGCGCCTGCGCGAGCAGAAGCTCTGCTCGAGCGGGCGCGGCGACAACGTGCTGCGCTACTTTGACCTGCCCGGCCGGGTCAACCTCGACCAGTTCGTCTACTTCACCGTCGAGTTCACGAGCGAGGCGTCGTACGCCCTCGACCACTTTGCCAAGAAGATCTGCAACGACCAGAAGAAGCCCATGCCGTACACGGAGATCGTCCCGGCGCAGAACGAGGGCCCCAACGGCCGCGGCCGCCTCGCCAACTACTGCCTCCACGACTGCGTGCTGCTCTACGAGCTGGACGAGGCGTGCAAGGTGACGCTCGGCACCGTCGTCATGGCGCGGACGGTGCGCGTCACGCCCGAGCAGGTCTACTTCCGCGGGCAGCAGGTGCGCTACGTGGCGCAGCTGCTGCACGTCTGCCGCGGCCGCGCGGCGCAGTGCGGGCACGCGCAGCTCCTCGACGAGCCGCCGGAAGGCTTCCTGGTGCGCTACACGGGCAAGTACGTCGGCGCCACCGTGAACGCCCCCCTCTCCGGCTTTTACAAGAAACCCGTGGCCGTGCTCGACTGGGCCTCGCTGTACCCGTCCATCATGATGGCCTTCAACCTGTCGCACGACACGTGCGTCCGCCGGCCCGAGCTGCAGCAGCGCGACGACGTGGTGGCCATCGAGGTGTCCGAGGACGAGACGTACCACTTCGTCTCGTCGGCGGCGCACCGCGGCGTGCTCCCGCAGATCCTGCGCACGCTGCAGGCGGAGCGCAAGGCGGCCAAGCGGGAGATCAAGCGGCAGCAGGGCATCGCGGACGACGAGTCGCTCGGCGCGGCCGCGCGCGCGGCCGGGCGCATGGGCGCGGTCATGGCGGACCTCCAGCAGAAGTCGATCAAGGTCGCGGCCAACTCGGTGTACGGCGCGGCGGGCGCGTCGTCGGGGCTCTACCCGAACGTCGCCATCTCGTCGTGCACCACGGCCAAGGGCCGCGAGGCGATGGTCATCAAGAAGGAGCTCATGCCGCGCCTCTTCCCGGAGTACGGCATCACCGTCGTGTACGGGGACACGGACAGCGTCTTCATCACCTTTGCCGGCGACGACACGGTGGACGAGGCGGGGCGCAAGGCCGAGGAGGTGGCGGCGAGGCTCACGCACGAGTTCGACACGACGCTCGGCTGGACGGGCATGCTGCTGGAGTTCGAGAAGCTCTACCTGCCGATGCACCTCCAGGGCAAGAAGCGCTATTTCGGAACCAAGTACGAGCCCGGGGACGACGGCGCGATGAAGCTCAAGGGGACGGACGCCAAGGGCGTCGAGACGCAGCGGCGCGACACCGTCCCGTTTGTCAAGGACGTGCTCCGCTCGCTCATGAGCACCCTCCTGGAGACGAGCGACGAGCACTGCGCCATGCGGGTGCTCCGGGAGCGGCTCGACGACTTTGTGCACCACCGCCTGCCGTTTGAGGCGTTCGTGCAGCGGCAGCGCCTGTCGCAGAAGGCGCTGCAGAAGGAGGACATCATGGCGGCGGCGCGCGTGAACCGCCTCCGCGAGACGCGCGAGAGCGGCAGCGGCAAGAAGGTGAGCGAGTGGATCACGTGGGTGACGGTGGGCACGAAGCGCATCGACAAGGGGGAGGCGCGCGCGGTGGACTGCGCGGAGGACGCGGACTACGCGCGGGAGCACCTGGGCCTCGCGAATTTGAACCACCGGTACTACCTCTCGAAGCTGATGGAGCCGGTGTCGAA